TACCAATTCATAAAACCCTCGTTCATTTGCCTCATACTGTACTCGGTCCACATCAAACATATTTGTGACTCCACTTTCTCGGATGGAAAGGATTTGTTCTTTGATTATCTCATTCATTTATTACCTCCTCCGATTCATGTTTACTCTTCGATTCTCTTGCATAAATCCTCACCAAAGGCTACTCCAAGGGAACCACCCGAATCCCAACTGACATGAATCGTTCCTATGTCATCAACACTAGTAACCGTACCTTTAGATCCAGGCTGAAGTTTAGTATAAGGGTCGTTCATTTTAAGTAGCATCACACGTGTTCCTGGAGTGTAATAGCTTCTAAGTTGCTTTAGCATTTCTGGGTGAATGATATTCATTGTTCACTCACCTCCTGCTTGGCCGTTCCGCTTTTAAAAGCGGAGCTACCTGAAAGCTTGGAAAGGAGAATCTTTCGTTCCATCTTATATTCTGGTCCGATAAAACCAAGCCTTAGCAGGAAGCAACGGAAAGCATATTTTTCATTCTCTACTGATTTCTCGGTGGAGTTGACACGGGTCTGTTTTTTCGCCATTTCGCAAAGTGCCGTGACAAAATGGGTGTATGCCTTAACCTCCTCTGAGGAGCACTCACCTTGAAACCAAGGGAATGCTACAAATTCCTCATATACAATGATGGGAATGGAATCCGTATCAATTGCTTTCTTTATAAGAGTAGCTTTACTTTCTACTAATCCTTTTAGGTTCTCGATTGCCGTGTCGGTAAAATCCGCCCGTGGCATTTGAATTATCAGATTGATAGATTCTTCCCTTTCATTTACTTCTGCTTTCGGAAGTGGTGTGTCAAATTCTTCTGAAATTGCTTTGAAATCGTGAAATCTCAATAGATCATCGACCAGTTCCTTATTGTCTGGTCCACTTAGAACTCCGTTTTTGTTAACATTGTAGTCTGCCACCTCATATGCAAATGTAGGTGCTCCGAGATATTTTACAGGGGCATTTAGTTCTTGGCTGATTGCGTTAACCAGTGCTTTTCTTTTTGGTCCTGTAACATTATAGTTAATCTGCATTTTCATACCGCCTTTCTACTTTCGGTACGTACATATATCACTCTAAAAGCTGTTAATATCAAGTCATTTAGAGCATCTTTCTGTAGAAAATACGGTTTGAAAATACGGTTCCATTAATCGGCGGTATTTTGTGTAGATAACACAATGCCAGTCAGCACAAAACAAACGCATGGAAGTGCTACGCCATTACCCCACATTTTATATTCAGCTGCATCGGAATGAGGATTGTTAAGCCATTTTATAATCTTATTTCTTGTTTTTGGCCTTTTGCTTTTACCTATAATTTTGCGGTGAGTTTCCCAAACCTGCGTCCAGAATGAAATTTCATCTTCTTTAGGATTTTCCGTACCAAGATCATCGCACCAATCATCGGGAAAACCTTGCAATCTTGCACATTCCGTTGGCGTAAGCCTTCGAACAATATAGTCCGGCTCAACCAATCCATTTTGATAGCCTGGATTGGTACCATTGATAATCGTATTTGATGTATCGTCCTGTCTGTAGCATTGACTTTCAGCTTTCATCTGAGGATAAAACGAAGCTGGGTGCGCCACTGCTCCAGGACCTTTTGCTGTGAGCGTAGGTTGCTGTTCTTCATCTATAGTCGGTTTAAATAGAGCGTTCTTTCCTTGATTAAAAGCCGCCCGATCAATACCGTAAGAGGGCTGAGTCACTACAGGGGCATCCTTGTAATCTCTCGACAATAGAGTAGGTGCTTTATCTTCTTCGACCTGTGCATAGGCTCCGGTAGTCATGGCATAGGCAACAGCATGGCGATCAGCGGTATTAAGCGTAAAAGAAACATCTTCATCTATACCGCTTCCTTGGGGACCGTTTTTATCCTCTCTTCCAATCATCGAGCCTTGCAGAGCAACCACTGCAATACCACCTTGATTACACCCTGGATTTCCTCCATTGGCATCAATAGTTCGAGAAGTATCCGCTTCATATATACCGCTATGTGGATTGCTTGACTGCATGGAATTGCTTTTATCAGAGCAGATTCCATATGCGGTAGGCACAAAAACGGTTTGATCATTATTGCATCCAAGAGTTGCAGACTTATCATCTTGTATCAATGCACCCTTACCACCGCCTTCACAGCCGGAGCGGATTTTTAACGTTTTAGGAGTGTTCATAATAAGGGGTACATTCCCGCCACCAGTTCCCATCCGAGAAGTCAGCGTCTGTACTTTATTATCCTCCGAGAGTTTCACACGGCTATCAGTTGGATGGTTTTCTATGACTACAGCTGTTTGATTATCTCCCATGTTTGCACGAAGTGATCCACTTAAGTTTTCGTCAGTATGGCCACCAACTCGAGAAGCAGCGCCCGGTTCAAAGGACATGACTGCACCCGGGACAACACCTGCTCTAAGTGTAGGGGAGCGTTCTTCCTCATATCCTACACTTCTGCTCTTGGCACTGTGTTCAGTACAAAATCCGCTTGACTGCATTATGCAAGGCTGATGTCCATGTTCCTCTGCTCGAAGTGTTGCTGTAATATCTTTAGAAACAGACATCACTCTTCCGCCTTGGTCATTTAGGCAAGTTATGCTATCGCCTGTTTTTCCAGTGCAGTTTTTAGCATTGTCGGCAGTTCTTTGCCACGGGCTGCCGCTCGGCGTAAAATCCCTTGGCATGCCTTCGGACTCAAATAGTATTTCTCCGGCACATTTGTCTGCAAAATCTGCGACAAGGTAGATTCTACGACGACGTTGGGGGACTCCGAAATATTGCGCATCGATAGTTCGGTAAGCCACACTCCATCCGTCTCCCATATAGATGTCTGCGTAAGGCCATCGTCCTTTTTCAGGTAAAGGCACCGAGGTGTTCGGCTCTTTGACGCTGATGACCGTTTCGAGGACTGCCTTGAAGTCTTCTCCTTTATTTGATGAGAATGCGCCGGGGACATTTTCCCATACTGCATACCTTGGATATTGTCCATTGGTCTTACACCTCATTTCCTTGATAATTCGGATTGCTTCATAAAAAAGGACGGATTGCTCTCCATCCAGACCAGCTCTTTTCCCCGCCACACTCATATCTGTGCAGGGAGAGCCAAAGGTTATAATATCTACAGGCGGAAGCTCCGCACCATTCAATTTGTTGATATCCCCATAATGCTTCATCTGAGGGATGCGTTTGGTCGTAACCCGTACAGGAAACGGCTCAATTTCAGATGCCCATAAAGGCTCAATGCCACAAAGCAAACCACCTAAAGGAAAACCACCACTGCCATCAAAGAGGGAACCAAGTGTCAATTTACTCATCTTCACTCACCTCTGGCAAATCACAATATCTGAATTTCGAACCATCTCTTAAAAGAAACACACCATCAGAGTTTCCAACTTGCTCAATATACCTTTTCACGATGACATCGCAGTACTTTTCATCCAGTTCAATGGTGTAACAAATTCTATCTGTCTGCTCACAGGCAATCAGTGTACTTCCTGAACCTCCAAAGGGATCAAGCACGATACAGTTACTAAGGCTCGAATTCATAATGGGGTATGCCACAAGTGCCACTGGTTTCATGGTTGGGTGGTCGCCGTTTTTCTTCGGTTTCTCAAACTCCCAGATGGTGGTCTGCTTACGGTCTGAATACCAGAGATGCTTGCCTTTCCTTTTCCATCCAAAGAGTACAGGTTCATGTTGCCATTGATAAGGAGAGCGACCGAGAACAAGTGACTGCTTTTTCCATATACAAGTACCAGAAAGATAAAATCCTGCATCGGAGAATGCTCTTCTGAAATTGAGTCCTTCCGTATCAGCATGGAATACATAAATAGAAGCGTCCTTTGCCATCGCTGCTTCGGTGTTTTGAAATGCCGCAAGCAGAAAATCATAGAACGCTTCATTCGCCATATTGTCATTTTTAATTTTTCCGGCAGTGCCTTCATAGTTAACGTTATATGGAGGGTCCGTAACTACCAGATTGGCAGCTTTCCCTTCCATCAAGACATCAAAGGTGTCTTTCTTTGTACTGTCTCCGCAGACTAATCGATGCTGTCCAAGTATCCAAACATCCCCTAAATGCGAAACAGCGGGCTTTTTCAGCTCGCTGTCTACATCAAATTCATCTTCTTTTATATTATCCTTAAGGGAATCTTTAAAAAGATCCTCCAACTCTCCTGGGTCAAATCCTGTAAGAGAAACATCAAAATCAGAAGCATTTAGGTCTGTAATGAGAAGTGCCAATTTATCTTTATCCCAATCGCCACTTATTTTATTTAGTGCAATATTCAGAGCCTTTTCCTTTTGCTCATCCATTTCGACAACTACGCATTCTATTTCATCCATGCCCATACTCAGCAGGACTTTCAAGCGTTGATGCCCTCCGATAACTCTGCCTGTGGTCTTATTCCATATAACGGGTTCTACATACCCAAACTCCTCAAGGGAACGTTTAAGTTTTTCATATTCTGGATCACCCGGTTTTAAATCTTTCCTTGGGTTATATTCAGCGGGGATGAGTTGTTTCGTTTTAATCTTCTCTATCAACATACTTTTCCACCGCCTTTCTAAATTCACTGTATTTATTTACATCCTCCCACGGGAACAGACAACTATTAAAGTGACCATAAGCCGCGGTGTCAGAGTAAATCACATTTCTAAGACGCAGTTTTTCAATGATGGCTGCGGGTCTTAAGTTAAAAATCTCTTGGGCAGCAAGAGTTAATATTTCATCAGAAACAGTGCCAGTACCAAGGGTATTTACAGTAAAGGCTACTGGGTTTGCCTTACCAATGGCATAGGAAATACTCACTTCACATTTCTTTGCATAACCACACCAAACAATATGCTTGGCAATATACCGAGCCATGTAAGCACCGCTTCGGTCAACTTTGGTTGGGTCTTTACCACAAAGAGCACCACCTCCATGAGATGCAAGCCCTCCATAGGTATCAACCATGATTTTTCTTCCAGTCAAACCCGTATCGGCAGCGGGACCACCAAGAACGAACTGACCTGATGGATTGATGAGAAGTTCTGTTTCATCATCAAAGGGGAAGTCCTCAAAGCACTGCCATAAGACATTGTTAAGGATATCTGCCTTAAGTTCTTCCTTTGTTTTATTCTTCTCGTGCTGTACCGATATCACGATCGCCTTTATTCTCACTGGAGTGTCAGCTTCATATTCCACCGTTACTTGTGCTTTACCATCGGGAAGAATCCCTTTTATTAGCTTTCCTTTGCGACAATCATCCAGTCTCTTTACTATTCTGTGAGACAGTACAAGAGGGAGGGGAAGCATTTCCCTTGTTTCCTTTGTAGCATAGCCATACATAGTTCCCTGGTCTCCAGCACCTATGGAACCGTACTGTTCGTTTATTCCATTTCGTGCTTCCAGTGCGGTATTTACACCAGCAGCAATATCTACACTTTGATTATGTACATATACATAAATCAAAAATTTTAGAGGGTTGTATCCAATCTCTTTTAAGACATTTCTAACAATGTATCGGATGTCGATTTTCTCGCTGCAGGAGATCTCGCCCGCCACGATAATTTTTCCCTTGGTTGCCATTACCTCGCAAGCCACCCTTGACGCCCTATCTTTACGTAAGCAAGCTTCCAAAATGCTATCTGCAATGATGTCGCATAGTTTGTCAGGATGTCCAGCACATACACTTTCTGCTGTTAAGTACCTTTTACTCATTACATCATATCTCCTTATCTTTATTTTCCTCTGCGGGCAGATAGCAGTCGCTCCATCACGTCGTCCTGTGGATTTAAACCAGAATACTCTGTAGCACAATTCTCTCGAACGATTTGATATATCTCCATCCATAGCCTGTTTGTCTGACTCATAAAGTTCTGACTCATCGCTACATAAGGACTTTGAATAGCATTGCCGGTGGTTGGGTGCTTGGCTAGAAAGCCAAACTCGGTTACTGCTTCCTCACACTGTATCCATCTGGCCGCACTCATGGCATATCGCTCTAGAAGCTGTGGAAGTACCAAGTGAGCACAGCCTCGCTCCTCAAGCCATTTCCATGTAATTTCATAGATTTCACTCGCTACTAGGGTTTTTCCATACTTTTGCACTGCGGAGAGCATGGCCATTGGCTTTGGCATTTCCTGCCCCTTAAGGTCAGCGGTATTTTGGAACTCAACGACTTCAAGTTTTCTTTTACCAGGGTTCCCCTCTGCAATTTTGTCAGCAAGTGGTTTCTTTTTTTGACCGGAGCCTATACGGGCGCCGCCACGATTTGTTCCATCTTTGGCCATTCACTCACCTCTTTTCGTCGATGGGCCTATTACCCCGTTTGAAACCGCGAATTTTCACGCGTTACCCCACGCCCGTTACACAAATGAAAAGCTGTGGAGATCTGACTCCCCCTACCGGGTTCCCCAACGGTCTCCATCTCTTGCAGTGATTGCAGAGTGGCAAGGAGTACAAAGAGCCATCAGATTACTTCTATCGTGAGTCCCCCCTCTTGCAAGAGGAAGAATGTGATGCACTTCGGTTGCTGGGTTTAGCTTTCCTAGTCGTTTACATTCCTCACAAAGAGGATGGGCTGCAATGTAGCGGTCACGTATCCTTTTCCAAGCACGACCATAACGCTTACGGGTTGCTGGGTCACGATCATACTTTTCATACCGTGCAGCTTCCTTCTTACCATGCTCTTCACAAAAGCGACTGTCAGTCAGCTCTGGGCAACCAGGGTAAGAGCACGGTCGCTTAGGTTTCTTTGGCATACTGCACCTCCTTTTGCCCATAGAAAAAGCCCTCGCAGGAGAAATGCTCCCATGAAGGCTTCTGTTTGCTAATATTCCATACTACCATTATATAACTTTCACTACGGACAAACAGTGTCACCGTATGCCAAACTGTGCCACGGTGTGCCAACTTTTATTTAGGTACCTTTAAATGTTGCAAAGCGGATGAATGGAGTCTATGCACGGTTCTCATAGAAACATTAAGATTGACACAGATTTCTTCCCAGTTAAGAAAGTTAATGTATCGGTAGCGAAGAAGTAGCTTCTCATCCACATTTTCCATCTGGTTAATTGCTTCACGGATATCTGATTTCAGCTTTATTAATCGCTCAACCTCTTGTTGTATCTGTTGCTCCAAATCTACTATCCTAATCACATATTTTTCAAAGGGTGGGTCAGTACTCTTGGTTCTACTGACTTTTTCCTCAAGAACGGGGGATGAAACACTTCTTGATAGTTCCCTTAAGTTTTGTAACTCTTCAAGGTCGGAATTAATCAATTCATTCAAGCGATAAGCCTGCTTTAAGAATTCCTTAGCTGTCATCATCGCACCACCTCCTCTTGTAGCTGTTGAATTAACATGTCAGGGTTTAGGGAGGTGAGGACATTAAACAATCCAGAATGAAAGAAGTACTCAACCTCACGTTTTGTATATAAAGCAGAATCATTGCGAGGGTGTTTTGCTAGTCTTTTCAGTGCAAAACGATAATCCTTGACCGCCTGTAGAATAATGGCATTTGCTAGTTTTTCAAAAGCGTCCATCAAACAGCATCCCTCGCTTTCCCAAGATTTGCTTTGACCGCATTGATAAGATCAGATTGTGTCTTTTCCTTTCGTTTCAAGGCTCTCATCACATCTTCATCAATCGTACCTTTAGTAATAATGTGATGGATAACCACTGTATCATTTTGACCTTGCCTCCAAAGTCTCGCATTGGTTTGCTGATAGAGTTCAAGACTCCAAGTAAGTCCAAACCAGATAAGCGTTGAACCACCACTTTGTAAGTTAAGGCCGTGTCCCGCAGATGCAGGATGGATAACCGCTACAGAAATATCGCCATTGTTCCAATCCTTGATATCCTTGGAAGTCTTAATTTCTCTGACATTGAATTTTGCCTTAATACGCTCTAAATCGTGATTATACCAATAGGCAATAAGCACAGGTTTTCCGTTAGCACCTTCAATTAAATCCTCAAGAGCATCTAGCTTGCGGTCGTGGATAATATGGGGATTTTTATCATCACCATAGATCGCACCGTTTGCCATTTGCAGAAGTTTGCCTGAAAGGACGGCTGCATTCATGGCATCTATTTCTTCATCAGCAAATTCAAGAACCATCTCTTCACGAAAGCGATCATATACGGATTGTTCTTTGTTATTTAGATACACAGGCACTTCATTAATCATGCATTCTGGCATTTTCAGAAAGTCCACTGATTTCATGGAAATGGTGATATCCGAAATGAGCCGATATATGGCATCTTCAGCACCTGGCAATGGTTTATATGAAAATACGATTTGCTGATTACGTTTATCCGGTGTAAAGAAGGAATTGCGGTAGTGAGTTATGTACCTGCCGAGTCTTTTACCCATGTCGAGAATACGAAACTCTGCCCACAAATCCATTAACCCATTACTCGATGGTGTACCCGTAAGACCCACAATCCGTTTTGCCCTTGGTCTGACTTTTAGTAGACTTTTGAATCTTTTTGCACCATAGGACTTAAAGGATGATAGCTCATCGATTACCACCATGTCATAGTCAAAAGGGATGCCACTTTTGTTTACCAACCAGTCAATATTTTCTCTATTTATAAGATAGACACTTGCAGGTTTTCTAAGAGCCGCCAATCGCTCCTGTTCTGTGCCGATGGCTACCGAAAACTCCAGTCCTTTTAAATGTTCCCACTTATTTATCTCAGCTGGCCAAGTATCCCTTGCTACTCGAAGTGGGGCAATGACCAGAACCTTTCCAATTTCAAAACGATCAAGACATAAGTCAAATATAGCCGTTAGAGTAATGACGCTTTTGCCAAGACCCATTTCTAAAAACACCGCAGCGATGGGATGCTCAAGTATGAAGTTCGTTGCATAGGTCTGATATTTATGAGGATTGTATTTCACCAAGTATCCCTCCAATCTGCTTAACATCATCAATGACATAGCAGGTAAAGCCTAACTTCTGTAATTGCTTTATTCTTCTAATCTGTAACAGGCGAGGTTTCTTTCCGGGAGCCTTTACTTCCACAAAAGCCATCTTCCCATAAGGTAAAAGCACAAGGCGGTCTGGCATCCCATCTAAACCTGGACTAACAAACTTCGCCGCAATGCCTCCCATCTTTTTTACCTCCGCTACCAGTTTCTTTTCTATATATTTTTCAAGCATAAATACCTCCCATATAAAAAGGCTTCGGAACAAGAAAACAACTTTAACCCAATTTTCCTATACGCGCGCGTATGCGTGTATGCACAGGCTACTATTACTTCTTTTTACTATTTATAAATAAATAGGATACTTCTTGTTCCACTTGTTCCGAACCGTTGATTTTCCTTATCATTACTAACTTTAGGGAAAGAACCAGCATGGGAACAAGGTAAGGTACAACTTAGCGTTGTTCCTCGACTCGGGAATAAGCTCGTTGCTTTCCGTAGACAGGAAACGTTACAACACCATTCTTGTTCCCAGTGTACTTGTTCCACTCACTGATCTTTCTCATAATGGCACCGATAGCATAGGAATCTGATGGTTTTAACATTGATGCCTCTTTACCGAAACACTCACACCAAATTTCCATATTGCAGACAAGGGTCCTTTTTACTGTTCCAACACGGGTGCCGCCGCCAAATTCGCTACCTCCGAGGAAATTTCTACGCTCGTATAAAGACATCGTGTCCCAATCATCTGGCAAGAGCGTATCCAAGTAAGTACGAACCAGTCCTTCTCGTTCATCTGTTTCCATGGCATCTGCCTGTTCACTAGTTGCCATGGATACATCATCACCTTCAAGGTAGAGTTTTTCGCCCTTCTCATAAAGAACTAGAGCCTCTGCCCAAATCTGCTGTACTTCCTCTTTGGTCATCTGCCAAGCTTTCTTTTTACTGTTGCCACTAATGCGGACTGGCCAGAATCTACGGTTACCCGTAATATCCCGAAGAAAGCCACTTTCGGCATTGGTAGAACCTACAATTACGCATTGACGGGGATGGCTTTCGACGTTGACCCCATAACTGGCACGGTACTTATCATCCGCCCTCGAAATAAAGGACTTCACAATCTCCACATCCGTCTTACGCATTCCTGCAAGCTCACCGAGTTCCAACAACCAATATCCTTGAAGTTTTTCAGCACCTGATTTATCTTTCATGTCCGTAATGGTCAAACTATCTGAAAACCAATCTCCGGCAAGCTTGGCAAAGAAGGTTGACTTACCGATGCCTTGAGGACCGTTTAAGATAAGAACACTATCAAACTTTGTGCCTGGTCTATAAATACGGGCTACCGCCGCAACCATCGTTTTGCGAATGACTGCTTTTGTATAGGAATTATCTGTAGCACCGAAATAATCAATGAGCAGATTCTCTACTCGACTAATACCATCCCATTTTGGCAGGGAGTCTAGGTACTCCTTAACAGGATGGTATGCTCGTTCTGATGCTACCGCTAACACAGCATCCTTGGTCTTGGTAGGAGAATAGACTCCATATTTGCTGCTTAAGTACACCTTAAGAAGTGCATTGTCCGAATCATTCCAACCAGCCTTGATCTGATCCCAAGGCAGACCACCTTTGGCATCGATACCATCACGGTGGCAATTAAAAGCTATATGTTGTAAATCCTCATCATGCCGAATAATCAGAACGATGTTGTCCAGTGTGTCTTTTATTCGCCCTTGCTTATCCAGTTCCAATCCCGTCTGCCAATCTTCATCGCTAAACTCCTCTTCAGCTTGAGCCTGTCTTTCTTTGGCAAACTCAGCTTTCACTGCATCGTCTTTTATAGCAAACTCGCACATTGCCACAAAAGACGGCATCCTGCCAGGAGCCGTAGTAGTGGAAGCTCTATCATCTAAAGAGCCGAATTTATGAATACGAACGAGGTCAAAAGCATTGAGGAGCAGACCACTTGCCGGGTCGGTGGCATGGTGGCTGTATGCAAATTTATCATCATAGATAATCACACCCGCACTACTGTCAGCTGGAATATAGTCATAGCGCCCTTCCATAGCAGATGGTGCATAAACTGCACCTAAAAATTTATCAATTGCTTCACGAACGGAATAGGCTCGACAGAAAGTTCCTACCACACCTTCCTTTAAAAGCGGATCGGCTTGTTCTTTAAGACTACGTTTAATAACTTCAGACTGCCTGCTTGATACGGGCCAAGTTGATGTATCTCGCCAGTTTTCATATTTTGCAAGATAAATATCCGGGTCAAGTAATGCTCCATCCTGCTCTTCGTAGACAAATTTACCGTTAGAGGAAGTGGATGGCCAATACATAAGGCGATGGGCTTCATATGTCGTATCATCGAAAAGATCAATACCAATTTCTTTTGCCACCATACGTCCAACAGCTGCATATTCTTCTTCGCTGATCTCACGAGCAAGGGGAACGATAAGTCTGAGTCTCGGATTTTCTGGTGTGTGCTTATGAGTGGAGTAAACACAACATTTGTAGTCGAAAAGCATACTGATTTGCTCCCAAATATCTGGTCTACCGTAATCCATATCAAGGGTAAGCAAAGAACGGCATAAAACATTGCCCTTCTTTCGCCTTCCTTCTTTTAAATGCCCTCCAACAAAGCCGCCCACATCCTTGATATCATCTTGTTGACCTCTTTTAAGTTTCCGATATTCTTCTACTGTTTCCGTGGTACGTTGCGTCGTCTTTACACGGGAGCAAAAATCCTCCCAGGAGATATCTTTGTTTTTCCATTTTCTATCCATCCGGCTATTGCCTACTGCAATTTTCATAAGCTTTCAACCTCCTCATGCTCCGGATTAAAATACCTGACCGTTTGTCTGCGTTTCTTGGCTACTTCAATTTCCCTCGCCATACCGCTTGAGATGGTATTGCCCAGCACCCACACCTCGGAGCATTTGCCCATAAGCACGATGTCCATAAATATGGCAAGCTCTCGTTCCTCTGGGTTTTCATCATCCATAAACTGTGGAAACATAAGATGGGGAGCAATCGGAATACAGTTTTGGTCTAAGGCAAACCTGCAAAAACTACGAGCCTTTTTAACGTTTCCTTTTACATCACCGGAATAGGGAGAACAGATATATACAAGCGGCTTAAAGGCAGATTTTTTCTCTGCCTTTTCCTTTCTCATTATGTTGGTTAGTGCTTCATGGGGAGTTGGGTCATGGTATCCTTCATGGTTAAATTTGTTGATTCCCATTACACACCCTCCATTTCTATCTGAGGCAAAATACCGTCCGCCTTCATAAGTTCGTAAATGAAGAGTCTGCCTTTTTGAGTCCAATATGTATGGACCTTTGTATGCTGTTCACCGTTACTGCCAAGGTAGCTATGTGTCTTAGTACTGGTGTATCCTTTTTCCGCATGCTTCTGATATAAAAGCCAGATACCACCTTGTTTAAATTGGATGCCCTTTTTATTAAGATAGCGGTTCATCCAAATAGCTGACTTACCGTAATCTTTGGCGATTGCTGATGTGGAAATGAGGTCTTTGCAATTTAAAACCACATCGTAATAAGACACTTTCGGTTTCATTTCTGCAATTTGCTGATTCTGAACAGCAATCGTACCTTCAAGCATTTTATTTTGTTTCCTTACTTGAGTTAGCTGTTGATTGGCAATCTGAAGTGCCCTTGCCATGATCGCTTCTGGGGAATTCCATCTTCTTTCTATTTCAAGAAAGTATTGACGGCACTCTTTCCCTTTTGGAGTACGCTGTATCATGCACAGCTCTTTTGCCATGTCAATTGTTAACTGATGGTCTATGCTTGGTCTGCCTCCAGTACTTTCGCTCAAAAATGAGCTAAAGTCTGATCCTTCCTCAAATCCGTACTCACACATTCTTGGAAACCAATCTTTATAAGCGGTCTTTACATCCAAGGCTTCATGTAAATCACGACCGAGTACGGTTGGTCGTTGATTTTCATAATTGATTTTTACTAATTCGTCCATACGAATTACCTCCTGCAATATAGTCAGAGGAAAGTTCCTCTACCTAATAGCCACAGGAGGTAATGATTGTTGAGGATTTAAAAAAAATAAATTATACATCCGATTGTTTTTCGGAATTTGAGTATGTAAAATAGATTTAACAGTTGATTCAGTAATTTTCTACTTTAACAAACGGACTAGATTGATAAACAAGAAATGGTAACGTAAACAGTAATAGGCCTATAGTGATTTGGGGCTAATAGGAAAAGAGAAAAACAGTCATTTTGGTATCATATTTTATCTATGACCTGGATGAGTAAGGTTGGTAGAGTCTGAGGAGAATCAATTAAAATAAAAAATACAGAGCGAGAAATTCTCACTCTGTATTTTTTATTTTTGCATCGTTCACTTATCGCTTTTACTTGATGTTATTTTACGAGTGGCTAAAGCTATGATCCCACCAACTGCAATAAATACAATGTCCAAAACGATTTCCAACCCTTGAAACGCATCAATATAATTTACTAAAAACCAACTTTTTCCTCCATTAGTCAAATGATTGATTAATCCTCCTACTCCCTGAATAATAAAAAGTAGGCTGAGTCCACTGATAATTTCTTTCATGATGAACACCTCTTTAATATTTTTTCTAATTTAATATGCCTCTAAGACCGATATTAAAAAAAACTGCACCTATGACTCCTATCGCTACCAAGAGTGAAGAGATTGGAGCTTCATTTAATTTTGACCTCATTTTAACAAGAATTTGTTGCAACCTTTCTTTAAATATAATATTAACCCCTAATAGTAATAGAGAAGGAAGCACCATTACTAGATTGTATCCAATAATTATTAAGATAGCAGGTGTAGTCTCAATTGTTTGATGATACATTAAAAAGATTGAATAGAAGTAAGGCAGTGCCGTTACAAATTCAATTAGGAAAACAATGATCCCTAATATAATCATCCCTTTAATAGTTGTATTATTGGGGATAAATGAAATTAAACGTTTTTTTGTAGTCTCTTTTGGTTTACTGAAGCTTATAAGAACAAGAACTGCTCCAAGTAGGATATAAAACCAATTGATAAAGTCAAACTGAGACAATTGTTCTATTCTCTTCAATAATGAATTTCCACCAAAGTAGAGTAATAAACCCGTGATGAAATAGCCTAACTGCGTGATGAATAAAAACACAAATAAACGAGAAGATAACTGATTCGGTTGTGTCAGTAATAAATAGGCTGTTACAGTCAGTACACCGGGACTTAAAATATCAATTAAAGCACACAAAAAAATAATCATTAATGCTGAAGAAATGTCTAATGATGAAGAAGGCATCAATGCTTCAATAGTTTCGATCAAACAAACTAGTCCTCCTTTAAATGTTGTGGTATTATCTATTTAACACATCGTGCTATAAAAAGATAATAACACACTGTGCTAAATAAAGGAAGTGATTTTTATAATGCCAAAAATTGTTGATCATGATGAAAAGCGCAAACAAATTGCTGAGGCTGCATGGAATATTATTGGGAAAGAAGGGGTTGAGAAAGCGTCTATACGAAGAGTTGCAGCTGAGGCAGGGATGTCTTCTGGTGCGTTAAGACATTATTTTTCAACTCAAGATGAAATGTTATTATTTATTATGAATTACTACTTAGAAGAAGGGAAAAAACGTTCTCAAAATATAGAATGGTCAGAAAACCCAGTGCAGGCAGTAGAAGAAGTTTTATTAGAGCTAGTACCAATAGATGAAGAAAAGAAAATTGAAACGAGTGTTTGGTGGATTCTTGCATTACGTTCACTTACAAGTGATACAATAAAGGACAAAAAAGATGAAATGACGGACGGTACATATGAATTAGCAAATTCAATGATTGAAATCTTAGCTCTAAAAGGCGTATTATCAGATTCAATGAATGCAGAATTAGAAAAGAGTAGGTTAACGGCATTAATAGAGGGATTGTCGATTCATGCTTTATTAAGACCTGATGTATACTCTCCAGAAAAGGTGAAGGAAGTTATTCGTTATCATTTAGAGACACTCTGCAATAAAATCAATTAAGCTAATCGGTCGATGTATCAATTATTGTCCCATGTGTTTTTAATAGATTTAGTCTTACCCCTTGATTTATTATTAACTTTATAGAGAGAGGAGTCAAAATCGGTTCTTTCACTATATTTCTTCAAGATTCGAATTTTAACCCTTTATTCCACAAAAATGGAGCGTTTATTAAACAAACAAGATAGCACGTGCCGGTCATAAAATAAGTGCTATCCTGTTTTCATTATTTAAAAATTGAAGGTCTTTTAACCTCCTCCCACACGATTATCCGATTACCAATTAATTTAATCTTTTTGATAAAACAGACACTCATAGCCATCAGCACTAAGTAACAGGCCATTTGCCCATGTTGGTGTCCTAGCCATCTGTTCACAAATAGCGGAAAGTGACATTCCCATATCCGCATCGATGATAATTTCATCGTGTACATGAGCCACAATGGAACAATTCTTTAATGTCTGCATGGCATGACACAAAATGTCACGACTGATTGCCTGAACAATATTCTCTACAAATTTGGGTCCATAGCTTTCGATTCTTTCCCATTTCTTCGTCCCACCGACACCTTCATAAGTAACCGACTCACCGCCGAACACGTTCTCTCCCATACGGGGTTTCACATAGGCAAGCCGTCTACCAGAAGGAAGGACAATGAAGAGCATTCCACTTTGATATATAAATTTAATGCCGTGTGTCGCTGTGGGAGTTTTTTGCTTAACACAAGTTTTTACTGCACGGTCAACATCCCACCACAATTTTGTGATATTGGGATTGGACTGTCTCCAAGCCGTTACAAGAGGCTGAAGTTCCTCTTCTTCAATTCCCATCTCTAAAGCACCCATTGATTTTAATGCTCCAATAGATCCTCCGTAACCGAGAGCAAGTTCAGCAATTTTCCCTTTTTGACGAAGGTGCCCGTTTACACCATGCTTTTCAACAGGTACATTAAACATCTGAGAGGCACTGGCACAGTAGATGTCACCGCCGTTTTGGAATACATCTAATCTCCATTTTTCACCTGCAAGCCAAGCAATGACGCGAGCCTCAATCGCTGAAAAATCTGCCACAATGAACTTCATACCTTCTCGTGGTATAAAAGCAGTACGGATAAGCTCCGACAGTACCTCTGGGATTGAATCATATAGTAAAGTAAGAGCATCAAAGTTTCCGCTTCGAACTAAAGCACGAGCCTGTTCCAAATCGGACATATGGTTTTGGGGTAGATTTTGCAACTGAATCAGCCTGCCAGAGAATCTGCCGGTTCTGTTGGCTCCGTAAAACTGAAACATTCCTCTTGCACGACCGTCACTACATACCGCATTCTCCATTGCTGTGTATTTTTTCACCGATGATTTTGCAAGTTGTTGCCGAAGTTCCAAAACAGTGCCTAGTGGTTCAGGTGCTGTCTTTAACATCTCAGCAACCGCTTTTTTACCAAGGGTATCTGTTTCTAGCCCGTTATCGGCAAGCCAGTCTTTCATTTGTTGTACAGAGTTCGGATTCTCTAAATTAGTTATATCCTGCATTAAAGCCGTTAGCTTTTTACGGGAATGTTCATCCATCACAACAGCCTGTTTTACGAAAGCAATGTCAATGGCAATGCCACGATCATTGATTTCCTGGTCGAGATGATATTCCTCCCAGATATTCTCTGGTACTTGAAACTTGGATAATCTCTGTTGTATAGACATCTCGGATTCCACATCGCGAATGTTATACACTTTAAACCGCTCCCATTTATCCATGTCGTGTTCTGGTAAATTACGAACTCGACCACCATTAGATTTTGTAGGGGAGCAAGGTGTACAGAAATATTTAATAAGGTCTTTACCCTCAGTCAATTTTTGTTTTTCTAAACCTAGAACTGCACCGACTCCCTCCAAAGAAAGAGGTAGTCCCATATATGCTGACCATATCATGGAACATTTCCAGGATGCAGGGTCAAGATAATCTTCAAGGTTAAGCCATTTTGATAGACACACACGCTCAAACATTGCATTGAAAGCCCACTTAGTAACGGAATTATCCATAAGTGCATTTATAATTTCAGCTGGGATTTCCTCTCCGCAGGCAAGATCAACAACTTGTACTTCACCAGAATCTACCGAATAGCCAAATAGTAGAATTTCAAAATCATCACTCTCGGCATAACGGTAAACTCCAGACTTTTGAAGATTGGCACTACTAAATGTTTCAATATCAATAGAAATAGAATTCATGTATTACCGCCCTTTCCAATGCAAACGAGGTGGCAGAAGAACAACCTCCACCACCTCGTTTGTATTTATTCTTTATGCTAGAAAATCATCATCTTCAATAGTTGTGAAGTCATCAGCTGCATTGGTTCTTCCGCCTAAAGGCTCTCCATCTCTTATCTTCTGGATGTTGCCAAGACCACACGCTACACCCTTATTACCATTAGAGTTAAAAGCATAGAAATTCAGGGATACTCTTGCATAACAACCACTGTAAACCTCGTTGCGATCCAAGATAGGTCTGACTGCTTTATCTACTATTTGGGGTGGAGTCTTGCTGTTGGCATTTACAAAATAATGTCCTTTGTAAGCCTCGTCATCACGTTCTACGTCACCGTCTCGAAGTGGCAGTTTGATAGCAGCCTTATTCGGCTTTTTACCACCAAACTTTGCAATGCCCTCTTCAATGGCTGCATCTACTGCTGCATTGATAGCATTGATAGTTTCCTTATCTGTTTTGGGAATCAATACGGATACGCTGTACTTTTCCGCTCCGCCATTGATGGATACGGGCTCCCAGCCGTGAAAGTAGCTAAGACGTGTGTTGACGCTTGTAACAACCTTAGTTCTGTTTTGATTATTCATATTCCAATTCCTCCGTTATTTCGTTAAATTCGTTTTTTACGTTTGATATATTCATAGCTGGCCGCTTATCCGAAATTGGAACCAGCGTTGGCTTACCTGGTGGTTTATGTATGAGACCACCGAGGATTTCTTCGAATTTCGATTTACTCATCAGCTTCTGCATTTCCGTAAGGGTAATGAGACTCTGACGGTAGATATCTTTATAGCCATTTGCCTTGGCTGCTTCAGCCACAGCCTCTTCGTCCTTATATTTCCGAACTGATCTGCCCTCGACTACCTTAAAACCATGCCATTCTTTCCCGTGATTAACGGCAGCATCCGTGGCATAAGCAATGATTTCATTTGCCCATTTTGTAAGATCGGACAATTTAGAGAGAACTTCCTCAATTTCAGAATCCGTAAGCAGGGGTGGCAGTTTAAATTCCATCTGTGCTAATTTCAGCTTTTCTTCTGCTCTTGCACGGCATTTAACAGCCGCTCGACAGAAAGTACACCATTCACCTGGAAGATAGTCACCTTCGCCTTCATAGGCCTTTTTCGCCTTTGGCTTCAGTTCATTTTCTGCCCAGTCTTTTAATTCCTTTACCGGGATTGTCCATGTGCTGACATTCTCCCTGCGTGGTTGGAAGATGGTCATGGAAACCTCCTCGATGTCATACAGGCTATCATAGATTTCCAAAGCTCCAAGGGCATATAATTTCATTTGCGGATTATCTACCGCATCTACCAGCACACCCATACCATACTTAAAATCGATAATATGAAGCTTTTTATCGCCAATGATGATGCAGTCACCAATTCCGAACCCCTGTGGTACATAGCAGGAAAAATCAAGACGTTGTTCAATAAGTATTAACGGGTCCGTACAGCTTTGCCTTGCCAGTTCAAGCTGCTCCATTACAAATTCCACATAGGCATCGCTGTGTTCTTCCATCTCATCGGTGTTATAAGCCGAGACAGGACGCTTACTCCTCATGTGAAGTGCTTTTTTAAGTTTATGTTCACAGAGAGCATGGGCGGCTGTACCTTCAGCGGCCGCATTGGATTCGCTATTTTCAAATTCTAGTTCCAATCTTGCAGATGGAAGGCAATTAAGCCACCTATGGGACCCTGATGCGGAAAGTACTGCGTGATCACTCATTACCTAGTACCTCCGCATCTTTCAACATATCTGCATAATGTTTTGGGTCAACTTCGCTTAATTTAGAGCCACCGTATTTTTGGATGATTTCCCTCACTTGGGCAGTAAGGCCAACCTGACTTTTTTCAGCAAGTTTTGCTCTGACTTCCTCCAGAGTGATTTCCTTTTTCTTTGGCGCAGATTCTTTTACGGTTGTAGTCGGTTCTTTTGTTTCCACAGGTTCATTGCCGGCCATTACATCAGCAACCGCTTGTATACTGTCCGCCAAAGAACGCATATCAGAAACCACATCAAGAAGTAGTTTGATTTTGCTCATGGTTTAATCCTCCTTCCTTAATCTCACTGATGGCGAGTTCCTGAACGGTGTCACCCGGAACAAGGATAGTCAGTTTCTGCTTATCACCAAGTAAGAAACGAAGGAAACGCTCCCTTATGGTGACATTACGACAGGAAACAATCCCGCCAGTCTGTGGAGTTTTTGAAACACTGATTTTCAAGTTGTGTTTCATGTTCTTCACCTCTTTCCGAGAGCGTTTATGTGTTGCCCTCTACCTATTAGCCCTGGCAAGAGGGGAAAGTTGAGGATTCTGGAAAAACTTTTTTGAAATTCTTCTTAGCTGTATCTAAACGATGTGAAATGGCACTTTTACTAACACCCTCACGCACTGCATACTCTGTTACAGAAACACCATCTAGGAATATAGCAATCAGTAATTCTGCTTGTTTTTCTTTGAGGGTCTTGCGGATAACTTCACAGAGGTATTCATACTCTTCTTTTTTATCCCGAGCCACTTCATCGGTGTTATCAGGGAAATAGTCCATATGATCCGTAGCATCTTCGGATTCATCGTCCTTGCGGAAGGGCTTTTTTGGCATCCCTCTGTGTCTGTCAAATTTATGCCAGTTATTGTACTCGGGCTTGTTAAAACGCTCGTCCATAATCTCCTGTGGCGAACGACGAGTTACAGTTTCCTTATCTTCGGCACAGGATAGCCTGTCCTCATAGTCCATATCAATCATTACAGTGCAATCCTCGTCTGGTACCTCCAAATAGGTAGGTTTGTTGTCGTACATAATTCTAATTTTCATTTTGCATCCTTTCCGCCGGACTGCATTGGCGGCAAAGGATACAAAAATAGGTCTGTGCCTCGAAGTACACAGACCCTTTGTCCTGAAAATGAGCGCAACAAGGAAAGGTACTTCTATTGCAACGTATAACAATCCTTAACGGACTGAAACGTAACAATATGTATCCTTTGCCCTTATTGCAAATCAGGCATTTGATATTTTTTTGTAGACAGGATCGGCTCGTCCTATCGGACTACAAAGAACCTATCCTTTGTCTGATTTCATTTTATGACTTCCAAAAAGTAACTGATAGTCAGCATATTAACTATTACTTTTTTAGAATATTTTTCTAATAGTTATTGTTAAGATTATGAAAATGAGATATTATTAACCTATAATTATTTTTATAATTACTAATTTTGGAAAATTAAAATAATAGATTACTATTACCATTACTTTTGAGTGTTAAGGGGGTTGCGCTAATGGCTCAAAATACTGAAAATTTTTTTGAAAATAATTTATTTCGATTTGGCAGTTGCTCCTGTGATTGCGTTGAAGATATCATTCATACTGCACCTGGGAAGCCAGAGAAACGAGTTTTAAAGATACAAGCTGTACCAACAGATACCATTCACTTTGCTTTCGCAGCTGGTGATGTAGGATTAGTTCGTCTTGGTACCAAAGGTGCATTAATTGAAAAGAATATACTGGGTAATTTAATCTCTATTAAAAGTGGGGACACTGCTGAATTATTTAGTTTTTTCAAAAGAAATGGTTTCTTTTTTAACGTAAGCAGTACAGAATATGAGGAGATTGACGGGGCATTAATCTTTGAATTAATTAGTAGAATTAGAGCAACCGTAGAGCTTATGAGTGCCCTTACAGCGATCCGTAGAGATTATGACAGGATATTGCACTTAACTTTATATTTGCTTTTATCGGAGCCTATCGCTTTAGACCTTCCTTCACTGAAAACCCCATATACAACTTGTAAGCATCCTTTTTTAGAGAAAATAAAAAACGCCTCTAATCTACCAGTAGTAGACCGAGGTCAAGAAAGTTTTGATAAATATACATATTCGATTTGTGATACCATCTACTCTCCAATTTATGAGTTGGATATTAATGACTACAATGATATTGTTGGTGGTTATATGAAATCCAAAATTGGGTCTGATAATCCTTATTTTAAGAACCTAACACTTTTATACTGTAATGGAATTTATGAAGATCTACGGCTCCGGGAAATCATTGATTTTCTATTTCACTATCAATATGATGTTGGCATTATAAAAGCAATTGACTATGAAAATGGCATAGAATATTTCACAGCACCAGACAGAGACAATTTTGATAAACCTCTCAAAGATGCTTTAATTAAAGTTGCACAAATTGTTTTAGGGGAAGAAGTAAATGCTAATCTTGATGGCATTCACCCTCAATACGATGCTGTTAAAATGTCTCCATCTTGGAACATTGATACTTTGATGGCGGCACTTTACTTTTCAATTTTTTATATGACTCAATCTGAATTATATCGCCGTTGTGCTAATCCAAACTGTGGTGTGTATTTTCTTGTAAGAACCACTTCAACACGGAAAAGATACTGTTCAGATGAATGCCGTAACAGATTCCAGCAACATAAACACCGACAAAAGAAACGTTCCGAGCTAGAACGACTTGAATGAAAAAAGGCCTCTGCTATACAGTTAAACTGCATAACAGAGGCCTTTCTTCAGTTATTCTCTTGTAATTTAGGTGGCGGCACTTCACCTTTAGAAAGAACCGCCTCTATGCAATCTGCTAATTGCACTTTGAATTTTATAGGATTTCCAGTATACACGTACATTAAGTATCTAGTATCTACCACAATTCCTTGAATTCTTTCATAGTTTAATTTATTAGATTTCCAATCTCCAACTGCCTCTCCTATTGTTCCAATAGGTTCCCCTAAGTTAAAGTAGTTATCTGCCATATTGTATGGCATTATGAAAGCATTAAATAGTGAATCATTAGCTATTTTTCGAGTTTGATGTAAATACTCACCATACGTAATCTGCTTATTTATCGAGGATGCATTAGGTAAGTCGTCTGGATTACCAGTTCGCCCATATTTATAGTACTTGGCATCTAATACATAATACTTACCGTTGTATATCATAATACTATCTGGAAGCAACGGACGCTTTTCTTTGTATTTACCATAGTCAAGCAGCCAGCGAGTTCGAGGAAAGTATTTGTCTTTATCCTTCTCTCCAAATACTCTATCTATCAATCTCTCCCAAACGCCTTCAAAGTTATCTGTACCAAAGTAAAATTGCTTTTCAGATGTCTTTTCATCCAAATATTCTAGCATATCCTTCATAGCCTTAAATAATCTCTTATCTTTATCATTGAAGGTGTGCATCAATTTATCATTGATTATGATAATTGATGTTTTTATATCAGGATGTGGACCTGGTGGTGGCGGCATATATGGAACATATAACCAACCCAATTTTTCAAAGCTCTCATAAACGCAATACCTGTTAATCTGGGTTATAAGTTTTGTTTCATTAGGTGTAACCGAACGGACTGTAAATTGTGTATAAATAAGCGAGTTTACACCATCTTTTTGTTGTACAAGCGGAGTCTGATTCCGGAATGTTTTGGGCCAATGAGCACTACCTCTTGCACTTGTTACATAGGTTGGATCTGTTTCAACGTAATACTGCCCGCCTTTTCCTAAGTAATAATTGATTACTTCTAAGTAGGCATGGATGGGAAAGTCCACAGTCTGTGGTGCCTCGAATTTATTCATTGCAAACACACGGTCTTTTTTTTCTGTGAATTCCGAAAGCACTTGAAAAAGATGCTTTATATCAGTCCTAATTTCTGCATCTGTTTCAGGCAACTGATATCCTAATGGAAAATAGACGATAGCATCATCGGAATCCGCCTTCACTCCTACAAAACGATCTCCATCTTCATTCGTATTTACATGGCAGCGCCTTCTAATATCTAAATCTCTCTCCATATAGAATCACCGCCCTACTAGTTTTGCCTAGTGTTATTCTGATTTGTAAATGCATCACGTACATTTTGTTTAAATATTTCAAAACGTTCAAATTTCTTAGATTGCATAAATTTACGGATAACTGCTTCTAAACTTTGATATTCGTTTGTCTCAAAGATTACCTCACGTGAGAATTTGAATGCATCATCCCACAAGTACTTGATAACCTTTTCTGGGAATCTACGATTTTGTTGCATTGCATCTCTGATTTCAACAAGACGCATTTCTTCTTCAGAAGTAAGAATTCCTTCCTTTTCTTTTTCACAAAGGCTTTCATATTCACCCTCTGTCCTATCTTCAGATGCGGCATTATACTTTAAATCTCTCAAATGCACAAAATACGCACCCAATCTTTTGTCTTCTGCAGAAGTCATCCTTGCGTTGTTTCCAACAATAATATCATTGATAGAAACACAGAAATTTTTCCATGTAACCGTTGTATCTAGAATTTCTGCATTTGCAAAGTTCGAATCCACTCTCTCAAAACTGTTTTCGATCATACGCATTTCCCATCTACGTTGAAAAGCAGTATCCAAAGTAAATACATTTTGATCAGATGTATTCATTGTTCCTATAATAGAGAGGTTTGATGGAATACGAACCTTGCGTCTGGCATCCCCATAAACCTCAAGCGCTATATTTTTATTAGTAATTCCATATTCGCTTGTACCAATAGGAAACTCGTCATCATCATCTTTAATTTCTACTTTTCTATCGAGTAGTTGGAACACTTCTCCAAAAATTGCTGGTGCATTTCCACGGTTAATTTCTTCAATTATAAGAATGTATTCTTTCTGAGGATTAACATATGCATCATGCAAAATAGTAGTGAAGGGACCTGGGGTAAACTTGTAGCTAACTTGTCCATCTTCCGATACATCCGGTAAAATCTGACCAATAAAATCAGAGTAGGTGTAATCAGGGTGGAATACCAATCGTTCCACATTACTGTCCTTCTTGCAATACTCATGTTCGATAGTCCAACTCTTACCAGAACCTGGAACGCCATAAAGCAGTATATTTCTCCCCCCAGCAACCCTAGATGTTTCGTATGTATATTCACTTGAGCCTTCCCGAAGATACATATTCTCTGTTTCACTAACTTCAGGCGTTAAAATATATCTAGTATTTGATAAGCTTAAAGACGCATCGACACGCTTTTGATATGCCCTCAACTTATCTCCTAACCCATCTTTAATAGCAACTCCATTTGCATTGCCATATGTTAAAAATGGATTTAATTTATCCGATAGTGCAGATTTTAATATACGGAGTGAACCCTTTGCTTCTTTTCTATCGTTAATATCAACTGCAGATTCTTCTTCCTCCAGCAATTTCATATATACACTGTTCATATTAAAGATGATATCTTGATCCCCATCAGTTAGTTTGTACACCGCTTCCTCAGATATATAAACAAGCAAATGCAACAAAGCTTCTTCAAATGTAGATTCAATAGGGATATTTAACCCTATCCATGATAAGAGAACTTTTGAATACTGTTCATCGTCTGAGGATAGCACTGTATCAAGAATATCCATATTTTTTGTGAACAGGAGCGTTTTAGGATATCTTTTACCGCCAGTTCTCTCAGATGATGCTGGCATATTGTTGTCAAACTTAATTTTTGCAACACGCCAAATTAATTCAAATGCTACAATCAATGATTCTAGCTGTGATTTGAACAACTGGTTATTATTCACACGTTCAAGAAACTGTTCATCGGAAATTCCAATAGACGAATAAATAGGGTGATACTTTTCAATCAATCTAGTTTTTAACTCATCTGAAACTTCTATTGAATTACCTGCTTCTTTCGAGTATGCAAGTTCATCTGGATTGTTTGATGCTCTCCAAAACATCATTAATAATCCCAAGGTTGCCTTTACACTTGGTAAAGAAGATTTAATTCCTAGTTTTAAATCCACTTCTGGATATTTAACCATATTGTCTGGTCTTAACATTTTTTATCCTCCTGTTATATCATTCATAACAACCGTTGCAATAGCTTTAGCAAGCAATGGCGGAACAGCATTTCCAACTTGCTTCATCTGTGAACCTTTTGTACCTATAAAATGAAACGTATCAGGAAACGACTGAATCCTTGCAGCCTCTCGCACGGTTATTGCTCGATGTAAAAATGGATGAGTGAACTTACCAGAAGAAGGAGTATCAAATCTAGTTGTAATAGTTACAGATATCTCATCTTTGACCATCCTAGTCCAGGTTCCACTATAGATTGATTTAGTTAAATGTTCTTTAGGTAATACCTCTTTCCCTCTATTTGGAGGTATCATCTTTAATCTCTCAATTGCCAGCTCTGAATGTTTTGTCGCTTTATGATTATATAGATTATCGCTACCTTCGCGCATCATACGTTGATATTCACTTTGAGGAGGGTACCTATATGAATCACATTCTACACCTTCACCTGAACTTAAATATGCTAGATCACTAATTGCATCCCATATTGTAACCTTATAATCAAGTGGTCTTGGCATTGCAATTGCAGATTCTCCTTGTTTACCAATAATCACAGCTCTTCTTCTATTTTGAGGAACACCATAGTCGGCGGCATTGAGTGTGTCTGTTGACAATGTATATCCTAAACCCTCAAATAAATCTATAATTTCTTCCTTAAAGTAACCATTCTCCGCAGTTAAAAGATTCGGTACATTTTCCATTACAAAATATCGTGGACGTACAAAATCAACAACAGCTACAAAGTACTTAAATAAAAAGTTCCGTTCATCGTTGATGGTTTTTCTTTGTCCTTTCTGGGAAAACCCCTGACAGGGAGGGCCTCCAATAATAACATCTACCTTTCTACGATACTCATGAAATATTTTTTCAATGGGTAAATTTCTAATATCCTCAACAATCATTTTTGTATTTGGATGATTTAATTTATATGCTTTAGCTATAGATTCGTCATATTCATTTGCGAGCACAATATTAAAACCGGCCATTTCAAACCCAAGCGAAAGACCACCAACGCCCGCAAACAAATCAATCACTGTTGGCTTCATTCTTTCACCTCTTGAATACGGCGTGTAGCGATTTGAAAATAATCCTCACTTATTTCTACACCTATGAAATTCCTATTATTTAATTTTGCAGCCACACCGGCACTACCGCTACCCATAAAGGGATCAAGAACCGTCTCTCCTTCATTGGTCAGCACTTTAACAAAGAACTCCATCAATTGTACAGGTTTTTGTGTTGGATGTTTACCAAACTTGCGCTCACCGTTTGCTGCAACGCCTGTTTCAATAAAGTCATGTAGCACCTTTCCATCATTATTAAATGTGCCTGTTTTCTTCTTGTAAGTAAAATAAACCCACGCTTCCGTCGAATTAACAAAATGTAGATTCATGTTACGTGGCATAGGATTTAATTTATGCCAAATACCAGTAGTCTTATAATATAGTCCATGTCGTTCTGCTATTTTAATAATACTCTCTACCTTAATAATAGCCATGAATACAATCATAGCTCCACCCTTTTTAAGCACTCGAACGGATTCTTCGAAAAAGTTATCCATTGATTTTTCCCAATCCTCAAAACTTAAATCGTCCCAACCAGCATCACCAAAAAAGTTATCACGCATCTTTTTTAGGTTTGTATCTCTACCTTTCATAAAATTACCTAAGTTATATGGTGGATCAGTTAATATAAGGTCTATAGAACCATTAGCGAGACGCTTCATAGAACGTATACAGTCTTCATTATATAATATAGAATCAGCCATAACTCATTTCCTCTGCTTTAAATTTTGTTGTTGTACTTATGACCGATTGTCGAGCTCAACCTCAACAATCTCACTCAACTGGCAATTTAACTCATTACAAATACGCACCAGTACATCAAGAGAGACGTATTCATTTTTACGCATCTTGGAAAATGTACTAGGGGCAATGCCAGTGGCAAGATGCAAATCCGATACACATAACTCTTCATCTATCAGTCTCTTCCAGAGTTTTTTATAGTTAACTCCCATTTTGCACCCCTCGTTTACATGGTAAAGTCATACGATTATTAATTATATCACACTACTTTCGACTTTTCAATAGTTATTTTGATTTCTCGAATATTTATATGTAAAAGTCAAAATACAGACTTTACCCTCTAAGCCTGTTTTTTATACATCTATCCTATCTCCTCAACCCCAATAAAAAATCTAACCTGTCAACTCAACCCTACACACATTTTTTTACAGTTGACCTATTTCCTCATAAACAAAAACAAGGATTTCCAAGGTTAAAAGGCACTGCCAGACATTTGACAGAAAATCTTTCAACCTTGGAAACCCTTTATTTATCAGTATTTTGAACACTCCTATTTTTCCACCCTTGACATCAATACTACGCACTCAACATGCCTTGTTGCTGCAATTCTGATGACCATTGAGCCTGGTACCCCCTTGGCGTCAAGGTATATTTTCAATAATTCCAACGCTCAACACTTGTTTTTTACAAAATGGTTGTGCTAATTATAGCATGGCAACTCTCATTTTTCGAAGTTGAATTTAGCAAAGATAAAAGCTGCCAACAATAAAACCCTCAGCGTACTGAAGGTTTTAGTCTTAACAGTTTTTTGGCGGGAACAAGATCTACGCTTCATCAACCGTAGTGTTATTTCACTGTCTTTACTTAGCTTCACATTTTATAGCTCCTTGCTAAATTGAAATTTATCTACTCAGACAAATCATTCATCAAACATTACATTAATCGATATCTGAGTCTATCTTTTCGTCAACAAACTGATATCCTTTTTTAACAAAAGCATCCGGGTTTTTTCGCTCTTTTCCTTTGCGGTAAGGAAGAACGTGTATCACCCTACCATCTGGTAGAGTTCTATCGTGCCCACGGACTCCCCATGAAGGAATACTATACTGGCGACCAGAGCCAGTAGCACCATACTTAATTATATTTCCATCTTCATCAACAGGGACTATCCTTCTGACTAAAACAATATTGTCATCTTCTTTAAGCTCTCCACTATTACCTGATATTGATCCTCGCTGTTCTATTACTCTAATCTCTTCTGGCTGATTATTCATTTCATATTGAATTCCGACCCAAAAATTTCCCAACCAGTACGATATCTTTGCTATGTCATCATAGTTCAAATAATCTAAAGCTTCTTCACTAATGAAAACAGGCTGAATATACGGTTTTTCGTCCTGACTGATTTCAATAACGGCAGTTTCCATTTCCATGCCAGTATCTTTATCCACAAAACAAATTGTGAAGGCACAATAAACAGCTTTATCAATATATTTGAAAGTGGCATACATACCATATACTGACGATTCAACGCTCAGATGTTCAACGCTGCTTAACAGCGCACCAATTTGTGTATCTGCGTTCAAATTATTAAATATATTCAATTCAAATTCCATCATTGCAACTTGCTGTGAAAAAAAATCAAACTGTCTCCCAATAAAGGAAATCTCGTCAGCACCGCCATCTGTAAGATCAAAATAATCAACAGGCTTTGTAAAATCAATTTGTTTTTCCTTTATGGTGACTTTTGAGAACTCTATATTTTTTCGCACACATCGATCCCAATACCATTCAACATCTTTCGATGAAGACGGTAACCGGCTTGATTTAAAGTTCATTTTTCCTACCCCCAAATTCCTCTCTATCAGTTCTTTTTAATAATTTGCAGGCCATATTTTCATATAATTGTGACTTATAATATAAACAATGCATCTTAACTTGAAATACAGATTATGCACATAATCTCACTGTCAATCCTAAATTTATTGTTGCTTATACTCCACCACTACTTGTGTCAATGGTAGTAGTAATATCTTCTCCGTTACCGTTATATAAGATTGTGTTGTCTAAAAAGATATGGTCATCAAAAGTTTTATTATCAATTTGAATATACTCAAAAAATGTATCACCAGGATTTACAATGTCTATTTCGTATGGAATATTATCGAGGGTAAAAGATATTTTTTCAATTTCGTGATTTGGATTTTTACCACCTACCAGAAGATACTTATTTCCCTTGCTCTCTACAACTCCGTTTACAAAATTTGCGCCAGTATAAGACATACCCTGATATCGAAATCGATTAAACACACCCATTTTCATTCTTACGATAGCAATATTATCTCCTGCCACTACAAAATAATAGAAATCTTTGTTGTTTAATCCAATGCTTGTGAATTTTTCTGTATTTACACCAAACTTATCTTCAATGATATGTCGCAATTCAATTGTATCATGCTTTATAGGGTAATAACGCATATACCCCACTACTATTAAAAGCAACGAAACAATTAAAATCCATATAAATTTTGTTTTCTTTTTCATAGCCATATCCTCCTCCAAAGCTTACTTTATCTTTTTCACATCAAATATAAATAATCTTTTGCTTCACATAATTCTACTTATTTGACTAAAATTAAATCAATATTCTAAAGATAATGTCCGCAATTGCTTTATTGAAATCTTTAACGGATAAATCTTTTTACACTATTGCCATATTAATCATAACACAATAATTACCATATTTCGATGTATTATTTGTAAAGAAAAACTACTAAAAATAAAACCCACAGCGGACCGAGGATTTTGGTCTTAGTAGTTTTCAGTAGGAGCGGGAACCCCACCCCTACCTAATTCTACACACCGGAGCATTCATTGTTGTTTTCATGATTGTATTAATCTTCATAAAACTCAATCTCTTGTTCCATAATGATGCCATATTTAAAGTGGATTTCAATTTTGGATTCATTTATTACCTTGATTCTAAGTATCAAGCGTCTGATTAAATCCTCATCAAACTCTCCGACCCTGCAGC